TGTCCCAATTTTGGAAAACACTTATAGGAGATTTAAAAAACAGGACATATTTTAAGCACTTACAATAACTTCACCATTCTTAATATTAATTACACGTTCTACATTTGAATAAAACCTTATTTCTTTTGGTTGTTGTCTGTTGTGTGTTCGTTTATATGTAGTTTGATATGTAATGGGTTTAACACCAATACGCTTTCCATTTCCAAGAACATTGAAACCACTTGTCGTTAAATCTACACCCACATAATGGGATTTACCACGTAAATCATTTGTTCTATCAGTATTCGTATTATCAGGTAGTTGGAATGCTTCAATAGTTCCAATATATACTGAATTTTGATTAAGTGTATTATCAGCATTTGCTTTGTTTCCTTCACTATCTAAACAATAAACTTGTTTTGGAACTTGTAATGGTTTCGCCATAACTTTTGAAAGTTCATTATATTTCATTGATGGTGACTGAATATCTCGGTCATAATATCTCTGTTCGTTAATTCTAAAATTAATTGCGGTGTCTGTTTGTTCTGCGTCTGCGTGATATTGTCCCAAAAGATTATGTGAAGCACCAGTGAATTTTTCACCGATCATAATACTTCTAATAGTTCTTCCACTAACAGCAATATCACGTTCTACTTTTTGTTCTTGAACTGCTGGTGAAGTTGGGTTTGCTGTTGCTGGTATTTGGGTTGTAGTTAAAACACTATCTTCATAAATATATGATAAACCATTTTCAGAAAATATTTGTTTTTGGGTTGCTTCCATAGAACCATCAAGGAAATAAAGATGGTCTGAATAAAATTTAATATTCACGTGTGAAGGTTTAATAACACCACTTGAACCACTACCACTTGGGAAACAACATATAGTTCCATCTGTTATTGCTGATTGTGTATTAAGAATAAGTCTTAAAAATACATTTTCCTTCATAGCAAAAAGTGGTAATTGACGACTTCTCATAAATGGAATTAATTGTGAAAGAGCAACATTAAAAACTGGTGTTGAACTATCACTATCAGTTGGTTTAACAAAACTTGGAACAGTAGCTGATGTAATACCAGCATTATATTCTAAATCTTTAGGAATAATTCTTGATTTTTGTGGTGGTAAAGTATTCGCAGAACCAGCATCACTTTCACACCATCTATCACAAGAATTACCGACTTTAACTTGTTCTACAAAAGCACGGTGTTCAGGTGTTTCAAATTGTCTAACCATAGTTGCGTAGTGTCCATAATCTTCAGTAGATGCTAATACTTTTGAACCACTCATTAGCATTGCTGATTTTACTAAACCGTGAATACCAGTATTAAGTGGAAAGAAAGCATCAGAAACACCAGTAGCAGTTGTAACAGCAAGTGAAACAAATGAACCACCATCTAAAATACCATTTTTAGGAAGTTGAAAGATAATCTCACTATCAGAAGATGTTATTGGGTCTAAAACTTCTGTTTTTATTTCCATATTAGAAATTGTTGGTAATGTCTTAACATTCAAAATTGCTGGTAATTGATTACTCATTTTATATATCTTATACAGATATTTTAATTATTATTTTTTTTTAATAATTTACTTTTTAAAAAAAACTAATATCAAAAACTATAAATCAAAAAATGTTAAATAAAATTTTCTTTAATTAACTTGAAATCATTATACCTTGTGGAGAATATTGAAGTGTATTCTTTGAAAGAACAAAGGTAAAGACAGCATTTGGTGACTTACCATCTAAATTACTTTGAATTCGTGTTGCGTATGATTGACCCTTAAAACTCATTCCAACGTCACTTACTCTATCCATAGCAAGACCAATACCAAAATTTCTCTTAACATCATTATCTACACCCACAGCACGTTTTTTAGTCATAACGTCATTATATGGTCTTAATTCTTTTCCACCATATCCTAATAGCTGTCTGTTATTAATCATTCTTGAAGAAGATGAAAAATCTTGGAAAGCGTTTAAGTAATTCATCATAACTTGTGTTTCAGGTAATCCTTCTGTAGAATTAGTTTCACAATCAATTTCATAATCAAGACCAAGTTTAACACCACCACGACTAAAAGAAACTTTCTTTAAAATTGCTTCTGTATCATAATTAACACCACCACCATCAGTATTTTTTAATTCACCATTTTCAAAAGCATCTTTAATATAATTATTAGAAGCAGAAACTGGAAGGAAAGTATGAAACACTGAAAGAACTTGTGAAGAAGCAAGATTATATGTTTGTGTGCTGTCGTTAGAATTAATTACACTATATAATGAAGAATAACTGTTATACTGGAAAGCACCACTACCAGCAACGCTTAATGCTTGTTGTCCTTTATCATCAGGAACAAGTAAATCACCACTAATTGAAACGTCTTTAATTTGGTAAAAAGCACCACTACCAGCACTTACACCTTTTGGTGTTCCAGCAATGTTTTGGTCAGGAAATGCTACAGATCCTTTCAAAACTTGCTGGTCTGATGCTAATTCTAATTGAACTTTAAGACCATTCACACCATTCATACTAAGTGGTATTGGGTTTCCACCTTGTAACATACCACAATATAAAGGAACACTAAAACGAACTTCATTATTTACAAGATTTCCTGAAGCATCATCAAGACCATTCATTATTGCTACATTAGATTTTTCAGACATTAAATCTTGTTCTGAATGTGTTGATGATAATAAACAACTTACTAATCTTCCATATTGTCTAATTGCTTCTAATGACTGGTTTGTTGCTTCTGAAGATAAAACTACATTTTGAAATACTGAATGAACCCCAACACGACTATTTAACCTTATGTCTGATTGGTCATTTGAAGAACAATCATTATTATTAGCAAGTGTCCCATCAGAATTATTTAATCTTAATGTTCCATTAATACGGACACTTGAAGGTCTTAAAAACTTTGCTTGACTTGGTATAGTTACTTGGATAATTGGGTTTCCTTCTCTGAAACTATAGGTATTATTTGCTGGTTGATTACTTGGTAAAATTTCAAATTTCTCCACATTAACAATATTTGGATTACTCATTTTATATATCTTATACAGATATTTTAATTATTATTTTTTTTTAATAATAATAATAAAAATTTTAAAAAATAAAGTGTCCCATTTTTGGAAAACACTTATAAGAGATTTTAAAAACAAGACACTTGGATTACTTCATTTACTACGTTATATATATTAATTTTCAACTGAAACACCATCTTTATTAATTACAATTCTTTTTAATCCATATATATAATTATTAAATAGTTTATCTTCAGATGCTCCAGCATTATAATCAATTCTTAATGAAAGTGTTTGAGTTGATAAGTCCATTATCTGTCCATATTTAGTAAGACCACGAGCAATACAAAAATGTTTAGCTATCTGTTGAAGGTTTCTTACTGGTTCATTAACATTCACTACTGCTTTCTGTAATTCTGATGTATGTAATGCTTCATTTCTGTTTTCTTGTCCCCCTGCTACTGCTTGTGAATATCTATCTAATGGAACAAGTCTTGAAGGATAATGATTAGTTCCCCATACCCATTCATAACTTTTAGCATTATCAACAATACCACTTAATGAAGAATGAGCAAATCCACGTGCTACAGCATCAGAAGTTGCTAAAGGTTGTGAAAATAATGATTTAGCACGTTTCATTAAAGTTGGTATTTGGATTTGTGAAAGTCCAAGTTTATTTGCTTGATTGTGTCTGTGTAATTCATAAGTCATTATATCTAATGCTACACCCTTTTCAGAAGCACTTGCTTTAAGAAGTCCAGCTACATAATTTGCTGGGGGTTGAACACTTTGAACAATTAACTCAATATCACTCATAGTATATGTAGGGGCATTAACTACACCATTCTTAACATTAGCACCACTATCAGCACGTGTAAAAACAGAACGTCCAACTTTTCTATCCGCCATTTTGTAATATACTAAACTATCTATAGCGTGAATAATACCAAGTCCAGCATTAAAATTTCTATCTGCTTCATAAGAAACTACTAAATCCCCAGCAGTTTCACTAAATCCAGTTACGTCACCTAAAACTTCTTCATTAGTTCCATTAGTTCCAGCATCACAAACATAAATTCTATCACCAACTTCAAATGGATTATCTACTGCTTGTATTTTTAAATTACAAGAAGCACCACCATCAGTTCTTTTATCGTCATCAACTGCTTTTGCGGTTTTCAAAAGGACACGCCCACTTGCTTCTAATTTGTGTTCATTTTCACCAAAAGTATCTAAATATCTATGACTTCTATTAATATCTTCAGTATCAATCACAATTCTCATACCATTCATAGCACTTACTGGTAAAATATTACCTTGTTTCCAAATACCACTATTAAGTGGAAGCATTACAGTTGGTGAATTAGCAGGTCTAACAGTATTATCAGGGGCAGTTCCAGTAGAACCCCCAGCAGGGTCTGCTTTTGCTCCATAATATAATGTTTTTTGGTTCATACTATCTCCATTTGAATTCTGAACTCCATTGAATAATTCTCTTTTATGAATAGTAGAAGGTGTTTCTGTATAATGTTTTAAAAGAGCAAAATTAGCATTGTAATCTTCATTAAATTCTAAAGTTGCTTGGTTGTTTCCATCTCTATATAAAATATTACGAATTAATGCGTGTCCCCCACCAGCATTTGGGTCAGGCACTAACTGTCCTTTTGCGTCATTATGTGTTAAATTGAATTTAAGATAAGTTTGGTTTGGGTCTATAAATCCTACAAAAGAAGGAACTGATATACGGATTTGTTCGTTTTGTCCTACAGATGAAACAACATCAGGTTTAATTGCTACAGACTTTGACGGAACATAAGCGTTTGGTTGATTTGCTTTAAACATTTTATATTATTAAGAAAGATTTTAATTTTATAGTTTTTTTTTATAATACAAAATGTAAAAAAAAAGTATAATGTAACATAAAAAGATTAAATTAAATATGTGACCTTTTACAAATAATTTTATTTTCTGTATATTGAGAAAGATATTCTCTTAAACTTTCTATTAATATTCCAATTTCCATAACTGGTTCTTCTGTGTCTGAATACATCATATCTATCATTCTTACTACTCCATAACAACTTATTAATTCTTTTTTAATATCCATATTTTCTTCTTTTAGTTTTTCAAATTCTGTATCTCTTTTTTCATTAATATCTTTTAATTGGTTCATTGCGTCAAGATACATCCCTTCATTCATTTCAATTGTTTCATTAATATTATTGGTTACTTCGTTTATATTTTGATTTTCAATAGCGGTAGGCATTGTTACTTAATATAATATAATGTTATTTTATTAAATCAATTTTTTTTATTCGTTTAAATTATTAATCTAAAAAGCACTAAAACTTGCTGAAACTTCTGAAGCACTATCAATTGAAGGAAGACCCATTGAATATTTTTGTGTAAGTTGTGTATTTGCTGTTGGTAATGCTACTCCTTGTAATTGTGTCTTCTGTGGTTTGAATTGTTTTTTATGTTTAAATAAATGAGCAAAAGCACGACCCAAAGAAATTAAACCAGTTATTGCTAATGCTCCTTCACCTAATAATGGAATACCACCAACAACACTATCAAAAACCCCAACTGCTTCATCTTCCCCTGCTTCTTTTGCTACGACTTTTCCAGCATCTTTTGTTGCTGAACTAAATAGTTTATTTTTAGCACCTTTTACAAAATCACCTACTTTACCTAATCCACTTTTTAATGTATCTAAAGCATCAGAACCTGCTTTTAATACTTTACTACCAAATGTTGTTGCGTCACTTTCTAATGCTTCAGAACCACCACGTGCTAATAAAGGTTCATCTGTTACTGGATTTGATAAAGTTGCTGTTGAACTATCAGGTAAATCATCTAAATTATTTAATCTCTGTTTCATTCTATCAACCCAACCATCAGTATTATTTGTAAGTTCTCTATCTACATCAGCACCAGCAGAAGCACCCCCACCACCACTATCTACTTCAGGTTCTTCATCTTCTTCTTCTCCGAACCCTTGGGGGTCTTCTTCTTCTTCTCCTTCCTTTGGTGTCCGTTTTTTTTGTAATTGTTCTTTAGCGTCTTTGTATTTCTGATATAATCCTTTTGCTTTCTTGTAACCTTTCAAAGGTATTTCAATACCTAATACACCAGCAAGTTCTTCATCACCTTTTTCTTTGATTGTGTCCCATTTATCAGTATATTCAGTTGCTTTTTTTTGTGCTTTTCCAACTGCTTTTGAAAATAAAGTGCTTTCATTTTCATCAATACTTTCTAATGGTGTTTCTTGTGATTGCTTGATTAAGTCACTAATTCGTGAAACATTATCTCCGTAATCTCCCATATTGTATATTATAGTAAAATATATTTAATAATATTATTTTTATTGTTTTTGATATTACTTTTTTTAAAAGTATTTAATATCCAAACATATTTGAAAACTCACCATAATCATTTTCTTTATTTTCTAATACTGGATTATTATTAATATCAGAATAATCAGGAACAGAATGTTTTTCATTAGATCGTTTTTTATTTTCCATTTCAATCTTTTTTCTAATCTTTGCTTCAATTAATTCTTCTTGTTTCCTTACTTTTTCTGCTTCTCTTTCTTTTTGCTTTTCCATAGCTTCAACCATTTTTTCAAATCTATCCATATATTTTATCCATTTGTTAAACTCTTTTTTATCCATATCTAATATCTCTTCTTCTGAAAGTTCCGTTACTTCGTTTATTGATTTTTCCATTTTCTTTTCAACTTTACTTACTATATCTGATTTTTCCATTGTTTTTTCAATCTGTTCTTTTTTCTTATTTGCTTTCTTTAATCTCATTTTTTCTAAATGTGCTTTCTGTTTTTCACTTAATGGTTTTTTTGGTTTTATTTTCTTAATCTTTTGCTCTGCTATATCTATATGTTCTTCTTCTTCATCTGCTACTATTTCTTCGGTATTAGGTGGTGGTGGTTTAAATGCTGGTTTCCTTTTTGGTGTTTGAATAAAGGGGGTTTCACTCAAATTTTCAACTTGTGGTGGTAAATCACCATTAATAATTTCTAAATCGTCGTTCAACGCTCCTTCATTCACTTCTTCAAATTCTAAAAATTTTACAACCATCTTAATATTATTAAAATAGATTTTAATTTTCTATTTTTTCTCTAACATTTATGATTAGCATTTTCTACATTTATCAAACGATACATTATAACTATAATGACCAATTAGAACGTTACATTATATATTATATTGTAATTAGTGTCCCATTTTTAAAAAACACCCTAAGAGATTATAAAAAATGGGACACTTAACGACATTATATATTATAATGTAACACCAGTATCAGAAATATCAATATCATCTGGTTTATCAATTTTGGGTTCTAACATTTTTTTATTTTTAGTATAAGTAACTGGTGCTTCATATAATAGTTTTGAAAAGTTTGAATATGCTTTAGGTTTGTTTCCTTGTCCAGTAAATCCATATAAATCAAGATATAAAAAACCATAGGGAATACTTGTTGCTGTAGCAAATATATCTTTAAATTTATCAACTCCATATACACCACCATATTCTTCTGAAAGTGCTTCAACTTGTTTCATATTTGAATTCTGTGATAATATAACATAATTTACAGAAGCACGAACTACTGGTGGGACATATTTTAACATTTGCGTATTATATAATAATAATCCTATATTATGATGTCTGTAAGAAGTAGCAATTTTAAACATTAATGAATTTTTATTTATATTTGGAAAAGCAATAAAATCATCAAATATTAAAGCTATCTTTGGTCTTTGTGCTTTTGGTATTTGGTCTTGATAATCTATAATGCTTTGTAAGTGTCCATCACTATATTCACTATATATT